CAAATCTCAAAGCATCGCAAATATGATCGTTTACACCATCTTTTAATGGCATCTCTTTAAGCTGCTGATCCTTTTTGTGTTCTGGGTAGCGATAATTCTCATAACTCTGTATGGATTTCTTGCAGCGTTTTGCTACAAAAAAATGTTTCTCATTATTCGCGTCACCGAACCACCTACGTACATGATTAATGCCATTGATCACATCTCGATTGTGTCGATCTTTTCTGCTGCGTAAGAGCATTCTGTGCTTTTTGAACACTTGAAAATCTGAGAGTCCAGTTTGCAAATTGGAACCCGCCCCAGCCGGATCCCCAAAATAGGCGATGATGTGATACGGTAAACCTTTGACTAATAATGCCAGCTCCTCAGTAGTACTGTTTTCAAGATATATTTCATCTATCTGGTAAATATCGGAGATTCCGTCATGGTTGTTTCGTACCTGAAATACCACGGCGCAGCTGGTACGGTAACCGAAATCGCAACTGACGTATGTCGGAAGGTTTGCGTCATACTTGAGTGTTGATTTGACTTGGGTATAGCGATCGAAGTCGTAAACTTTTCCAGCATAGCTGGTAAATTCGGCTCCACACTCTTGTAAAAATGTTTCACGAGTCATTGTCCTTTTTAGTTGTTCTATGTCATCTTTGAAAAATGGAGATTCCCAGCTAGGCACTTGCCAGCTTTCCCATTCCGGGTGCTTTGGGTCGGCTCCATAGCGGAAAAGCTGCTCAAAATAGTTAAATCCGCGTGGGGTCGAGCAGAATAACGCCCAGCCTTGCCTATCAGCCAGAGTTGGCCGTAAGAACATCTCATATACTTGCTGCGATATGAGAGCCATTTCATCTATTACTAAATAATCAACGCCTTCCCCAATAAGGCTTTCCGGACTATCCGCCGAGCGTACCGCCAGCTCTGAGTTAAGTCCAGATAAGCGCATGAAGTATAGATCACCGCTAATTTCTTTTTTGGATTCTATGGGTAGTTTTAACTCGCGGATCACGATGCGCTTAACCTCACGAGCTACCTTTTGCCCTAGGTTGTAATTAGGCGCTACAATCCAGCCGCGTGTGTTTGGTGTAAGTAACCATGGGATGATTTCATGAGCTGCCATCCAACTTTTGCCGCTGCGACGGCCCATGTTGCACACGCGGAATCGTGCTTTGCTATTATGTATGGCCTGTTGGTGTGGCGTCGGCTGATACCCCAAGAGCTTCCAGAGCTTCTCGCGGTTCAGTATTTGCTTGATCAATGGGGTTGTCCTCGAAACCGCACTCTTTGAGTACGCTTTCTATGTTTCCAGTTAGGTCGATCGCAGTTTTATCGGACATGCCGAGGTAATTCTTTGCTAGAAAAATAGACGCAGCTGTGTTTTGATCTTCTAGGCTCATTTTTATAAGATTCTTACGCAAGGACAGCTTTAATTCTTCTTGTCCAGCTTCGTATTCGGCTTTAAAACGCTTACGGATTACGCTTTCGTTACACTGATAATATTTACCAATATCCATATACGTACAGCCAAAGCTTGCGAGCATGCGAACTTTCTTGCCATCTATGTCAATTTTTTTACCCATCACTTATACTCTCATTAGTTGACATAAACGCTGTTGTGCATTTGGCCAGACATCGGCGCCAGTAGGTCTTTGCACTGGACACACTAACGCCTAAAGCTTCTGCAATGACCGGGAACGTGTGCTTGAGTGTACGCATTTTAAAAACTTCCAGCTCTCTTGCACTAAGATTATCATAGATCTTGTGGGCGCTGAGTTGTAACCAGCGTTGTTCTGGTGAGATTAGACCGCTGCGAAACACTGCAAGCCGCTCTGCGAATTGTTCACTTTGAATTATAGCATCTTCTAATAAAGTGGCATCCGCATCCGATAGGTTATGCCATTCTTTATTCATAAAGCTACAGAAGCTACACATGCGAAGTGTTGACAAAAAAGGGTAAAAAAAATTTAGAGACACAATAGGAACCGCGGGTCTAGCTGGCCTTGGTATACCCGGTAAAAATGTGTATCAATATTAGACGGTGGATACTTTGTCCACGGGTCCGCCGTCGGCACGTTTGAGAACTGTGGAAAACTGTGGAAATTTGGCACGGATCCGGACCGCTGGCCGTCCTACTTATTTTGGACTCGATCACTGCCAGCAAAAGTATTAATTAGCTGTTGACAATAAGATACAAATAAGCTACAATACTCCTAATATATACATAACAACCGCGGCCACAGCCGCAAAAGGAAAGATAAGTTGAAAAAAAACAATGAGTTACAAACCAAAATAACACCAAAGCAGATGGAAGAAGCGCTTAAGATCTTAAATGAAGCATGTTCGCAGATGAACGGCGAAGAGTTCGGCCGCTTGTGCTTAGATAAAGATCCACATGGACCAAGCCAGAGCTGGGTAAATGAGAACTTCCGCCGCTTCCAAGATAACCTAGGCGGACAACTAGCGAAGACCAGCGGCGACTACTGGCCAAAGCTGGCCGCGGGTCTAGTTGAATTCTATAAACAACGAAACGAAGTCCCTTATTACGTTTTAGCGATTGACTATGGAAATGGATACGAAATCAATTTTGGCGCGTATAATAAAGAGACCGTTATGGAAGAATTAGAATTTCAAACTAAAATGGGTGATTATAGCGGCGCTAATAATGCTAAAATAATTACAACAATAGATGACCAGCGCGCAATTGATAACCAGATTAACAAACTAAATAAGAAGGAAAGATAAATGAAAGTTGTTGAAATGAACGCGCCGCAATGGCGTACGGTGTTACAATGGATGACCGCCGTAATTGATACGCATTGTAAAGTAAGTTACAATAAAGTAAACGAAAACGGCGTTGTTCCGGCCAAGGGTGTCAACGAAGTATTAAAAGACATGGCCAAGGCGGCGGACGCGGCAATTACACTACAAAAAGAAAATAAGAAGCTTAAAGAGCAATTAAACAAGCTACAAAATACGGTTATAACTAATAGTAACTATTGGGACTGTGAATGCGAAAGTAATTATATCCATAAAAAACAAGACAAAACAAATTGCGATAAATGCGGAGCTTCTATGGATAGTCAACCAGATTCAATTCAAAAAGAAATTGAACAAATAAAAAAAGGATAGATAAATCATGAAATCACAGAAGACAATAAGCCGCGCATTTTTAGCGCGGCTAATCACCGACAACGGCCTAACCGCGGCCGGAGTTATTAAGACACTCGAAAAGATCATAGTAAAAGCGCACTGGCTTAATAAACGCGCTTGGATAGATAACGCTTTTAAGCTCTGGCAATGGCTACTTAAGCCAGCCAGCACAGCCGGCGCGCCGCCGTTTACCATGTTTACAATTGGTAACTCTAAATTACCGTTTGTTAGCTGGTCCACGTTGCCGGGGTTCAATTGCCCCGGCGCGGGTGCATGTTTCAAGATTGTAGCGGGCTTAATTAAAGGCTGGTGTTATAGCTTCAAAGCGTGGCGTTATCCGTCCGCATTCATGCGCCAATTACAAAACACAGTATTAGAAAGTGGGCCGGTGTTCCGCCAGATCATACACGCCGAACTTGAACGAATCTTGGCCAACACACCGGGACCGATCACGCTTCGTTTATACGTAGACGGCGATTTCCCAAACTTGGAAGTGCTGCGTTTTTGGATGAATACCCTGAAGAAATTCCCGCGCTTAAATGCATACGGATACAGCAAGAGTTTACATCTATTCGAAGAGCTAGACCGGACCGGCTACCAGTGGCCGCAAAACTACGCTTTAAACATGAGTAGCGGCGGGATCTATGAAAACACCAGCACCGGCCAATATGTGAGCAAATTGGCCATATTTCGCGGCGAATTCGTTGCTGTGGACGTGGACCGGGACACCGTGAAACGCTGGAGCAAGCAGAAGCTCACCAAAGCGGACCGGCGCGAGATCCGCGGCAAGTTAGACGCTTCAAAGGTTTTCATATGTCCGAAGTATTGCGGCGATTGCACATTGATAAAAGAAAACCCGCACGCATGCGGCAACCGTGAGAAGTTCGGCGGCGTGTCTATAGTCATTCCGTTTCATTGATATGAAAAAGAGAATAATAGAATACTTTATCGACACCGATAAAGAAATGACCGCAATAGATACGCAACCCAATACGCCCGGCTGGCTGATAGCTTACTTGTTTTGTAAATATGATAACATGATAAAGCTTGAAATGTTTGATGGCTACCTATTACGCAATATGATACAAGACGAAATAAATGATACATTTTTACAGCTTGGCGCGGCGTCTATAGTTGGGAAGAAAAAACTCACATTAGAAAGTATAAAAAAGTACGAAATTGAAATGGTTGAGTTATGACAGTAAATGAATTCTATTACTGGCTATTTTGCGCCGTGTATTGGATCGCTGGCTATATCATAGCTTATCGGATGTATCCACCGGACCAAGACTAAAAGCGCACCAGATCCGAAAAAAGACCCGCAGAAATGCGGGTTTTTTTTGTTCCGTAAATGGCCAAAATCGAAACGAATTCCCGCCGGCCATACCTAACCCCGCCCGACGACAAAACGCGACTTTTTTAGGCCATTGTAGCGCCTGGAATTTCTTTAGATTTAGGATCATTTACCCGGTTTTCTGTGGTTCGGCGTTTACAGCGGATCACAGCCGGTCAAATCCGGCCATTTTCGCAGGGTTTTTTGATCGCTGAACGTGGTACCAGATTCGGCAATTTTCGGCACTTTTTAAGCGTGTTTTTTGCTGGTCCAAAACTCTCAAAATTACCGTATCAAAATGATACTTCAAAAGTCAAATTTGATCAAAATTTTGCTGGTTTTGATCAAGAAACGTCGATTTTAATATTTTCGATTGGAAGATTTTTATATTTTTGGCTCGCCGAATTTTTTTATCATTCGGTTACGCCACGCCAATTTGTCACGCGTTTTCATTTTTAAAAAACATCGATCCAGATTAGATATACTAAGCTCATGATACCAGCCAAATATATATCGGCATTCAATGCCGTTTTCGCCATCATACGCAAAAACACACTGTTTATCATATTGGTGGCTTAATGGACATCTAGTGTAAAAAAACACCGTACACCCCTAGAAAGTAAAAAAAGTAAAAAAAGTAAAAAAGATTGACGTGACGACTACTGCGAAACTGCGTTGCCAAGTAAAAAAGTTTTTTACTTTTTTTACTTTTTTTACTTTTTTTACCCATGCGCTAATTTATCAAATTATCCAATTCATTGGCACATTTAACGTAATGTCCGCGCTCAATCTTCAAGATATAACCCATGTTTTCCAGCTTATCTAACCACTTATATACACTTTTCATGCTGGTAATTTTTAACGTTTTTTCAAGCGCATCTGCAAACTGCATGTATGAAAAATTGTCACCCTCAGTATCCAAAGCTTTTAGCACCCGCTCTTCCGCGTTCTCTTCCGGATCCGTATACCAATACGCTTCGTTTTTCGGTAATGGTTTACGATATTGAAAATATAGTTCATCATCATCCGTATGCAGCCAGATCCCAAGTGGGACTTCATGAAATTCGTTCTCGGTACGAATCTTGGTAATCTTAAACACCTTCAACTGGTTGTGACGCCCGGTGTTGGCCACTTGGACCAGATTGTCCAGAAAGTTCACAAAGTACGATCCACCATACACCATACTATGCTCCAATGGCCGTTTCTCTTCCAGCTTCTTATGATGGCTAATCATCATAAACGCACATTGATACTCTTTCCGTAGCTCATCAATACGGCTCATCAGCTGCGTTAATGCATCATTCTTATGTAACTGCGTACCAGAGCTGCTATATAAATTATCTACAACACAGACATCAAAATCGCCTGACATGAGGTTTCCTTCGATCGCTTTGTACTGGTCCGTAAATATTTTAATATTTTCCATAGATGTGATTTTTAAATTGTCGCGCAATAGCGATTGTTTATTAGGATACTGAGACAACATCCCGGCCATGCATTTATTGACTCTGGTCCGCATATGGGCATCCATCATCTCAAATTGAACCAGTAATACCTTACGTGGCCGTGGTACATCAAAAGTAAGGAATGGCACTCCCATAGCCACAGACATAGCGAACTGCAAAGCCAATATAGACTTGCCTACGTTTGATTGGCCAGAGATGCTAGAAGTGCCATTCTCTAAAAGTATTTCTTCACATATTTGTACAACTTCATCTTGAAACCTATTAATAAATGTTTCTGGATCATATGCATTTAAACCGCCAAAGTCCGACGCATGAGAGCCGTACACCGGCATTTTGTCAATCAAGCTATACAAGTCATTAGCCGTATATCCGTCTCTAAAATAGTCTGTGAGGTCATATTTATCTGGCTTGTTTGACCATTTTAATATTTTTAGCTTACGGTTTTTATTTTGCTTGTATAGCTGCATCGCAACTTTGTCTGCGCCTTCCTTCCCTTTCTGGTCATTATCGTAACAAATAACAACTTTTGTAAACTCTTTAATTGAATCAATATTGGAGGGTAGTGCGCCAGCACCTGAGGTAAACGTAATAGCTGGCGCACCGTTAGAGTTGGCCGTAATCGCGTCTTTCTCGCCTTCTACGACCAGTAGCGTACTATGGGGTTGTAGTTGTGGAAGCACGCTTAATGGAAAAATTTTGCAATCTGCATTACCAAACTGCCTACCTTTATGATATTTATAATGATCATCCTCAATTTTAAATACTAACTGAACATCTTTTTTGCCTTTATTTAAAGCTCCAATTTCATATTCTTTTGCTGCTTCTGGCCATGGCAGCTCTAAATGCTTGGTTACTATCTTAAAATATTTTAAATAATTATCTCGTGCTTTATCGTATTTAGATTCTTCACGTACTTTATTTCCCCGAATAAACACTGGCGTGCGTGTGTTTACCGGTTCATAAGATTCTATATCTACACGGTTTTTTTTATGGTGCGGCCAATGCTTTCTGCATCTATGGCAAAAGCTAAAATCTTCATGTATCGCGACACTAAAGTCTTTTCCACAATCTGGCTGTGGGCAAACCGCTCTAGTACCGCGCGAATTAACGCGACTAAACTGCGGTTTCAAACTGAATTCTTTATATTATGTAGGTTTAAAAGGTTTTGAAATGCAATGATACCCGATTCAATCTTTTCCCGCTTTACTTTATGCTGGTGGTACTTTACCTCGGTTTTATCAAATCTTAATATCATAGCATAGGCAAATTTGCGTTTATTGTTTTCCGGCGTAAGTCGCTTTGCTTTACCATTTTTTACGGTGATATAGCTAACATTATTAGGCTTTTCCATCATATGCACGTACTGAGATACTTGAATTTTATGCTCTGGATATAAATATCGACTCGTTTTCCAATCAATTAAGATTAAGTCATCACCCACTTTACCGATACAATCTACCGTACCGGCTACACGCTGATCATTATCTACAATAATCACTTCGCTTGCCAGTGGTTTAAACTTGACTTTATTAGCCCAGTTTAAATACCCGGTAAAGCATTTTAATGCAGCTGCTTCTTGATTCGCTGTAAAATCTCTAGTATCCACATCAAAGCCACGCTGATGAGCTTCAATTAATAAATGTAATAATGTTCCTGTATCAGCAGCATCACTTAACATCGCATCCACATCATTACCCATAGCGCTCTGAGTCTTTGCCCAGTTCATTAACGCATTTTTATTCCAACCTAAATTGTTATTTATAACCGTGGTCACACTTGGCGCTTTGGTTTCATCATCTAATAAGTAATGTTGGCCATGCTTTTTAAACTTACTATGCTTTAATATTTTTCCCATTTAACCACTCCTTAAAGTCTGTTATATAATCATTTCTTGTTATTGCATTTTTACAGACACTTATGACCATTAATAAAATGAATGTTCCAATCGCAAAAAAGAAAAAAGACAAACCTAACACAAGTGCTTCTACGCACCACTCTGCAACGTCTATTAAAAACATCACTTACACCTTGGACATGTTTTGATTTCTTTACCATATCTAGGAATTACGCCATACGGATAAATAATATGATCTACTGCATACACACGTTTATTGACTTTTTCCCAGACCTGACCACACTTACCACACGCTTTTAACACATCATCGACAATAAGTTTACGTCCTCTAGTTTCTTCATTTTTTAAGTGCAACATCTATTCTCTCCTTCACATTGTTTGTTATGTCATGCTCTTTGCCCCACTTATCTACATAAGAAGCAAAGTGTACTTCTGAATTTTGTCTTCGACTCATAAAAGCTTTCATGTCCTTACACAAGTCCTCAATAGAAAACGCCATAAACATCGCATCTTCCCACTCCCCTTCATCATTATCATAGGATATACTGCCAGCGTAATGACGTTCCATTAACTAAACTCCGGAAAGTGTTCATAACTGTAAAACCACTTGCGATGTTTTGTTTGATTGTTCTTACTGGTTTTTAATGCAAGCGATAGCGCATGTGTATTTTCATAAGGCACATATGCAATAATGTCATCTGGCATGTAATACACAGCGACGACGTCAATTCTATTCGTATTTTTATATTTTGTAAGGCTAACCTCTACAGCTGTACCGCGTTTTAATTCTGTAACAGTTTTAATTTGAACTCGCTTCATTGAGCCGTTATTTAATTCAACAATAAGATCTACTTGTTTTGAATCCACAACTGGTACATAAATACCATATCCTTGTTGTATCAAATTTTTTTGCACAGCTAGTTCGCCCATCTTACCTTTATTTAAACTGTGCATAGCGATTTCTCCATAGCTGCTGCACACTCTGTAATTGATTTTGTTCCAGAGTATAAAATTGTCCATACCCTGTGTCTTTTATATTGGTCGAGCGCAGTAAGTCTTGTGCTGTAGCACCGCCTTGTATGGTATAATGCGGTAAATCAGCTGTAACTAATAAGTAAATGTCGGCATCTTCAAACCTTTTATTCAGCTTTGCCTGTAGATAACCGGGGTTATATGTAGTGGTCTTTACATCAACCTTACGGCCTGTAATGATAAGATCGTAGCCACGCCTGTGTGGTCCTACTGATAAATCTGGAAATCGATTAAACGCTTTGGCTACGGCAATTTCGCCAGCCATTCCATTTATGTCTGGATCAAGTTTTTGTTTGCGTATACTCTTTCCATTTTTTTGGTTCTGTAGCATTCTCTCCGCTCCGCTCAATAGTGCCATGCTCAGTTCCATCTGGTTTAGTGTTATCTTCATTTGGTTGTGGTTCTTTTTTGAGTCCAGTATATAAAACCATGTAATTACAAATATCCATCGCTCTGGAGAATACCGTTTCATCAGATACTTGTACCCCGGTTTTTGCGTCATTACATATTGCATCTACATGTTTTAATACGTAGACCATTAATGCTTGCTCTGGCGTAATACCAAGCCGAGCAGCAACATGTTTAAAATTATATAGTCGGTCAATATTTGAGATTGTATACTCAACGCTTTTAGCGTCGCTTAGAGACATCGCTTTTTCAAAAAATTCTTTACGGTGCTGATTAAATTCTTTACCGTTCATCGTTCTTTTTAAAGTTTTTTGGATTGTCTAAAAATCTTAATATTTCGTCGCAAACGTCCATGGCGATTTCGATGCGTTTATCTTTGTTTTTAACTTTATGTTTTTTTAGCACCTTATCTACGCTGCTACCAACGATTTCGACTAAATTTGCTCTTGCATTCATTTTATTATCTCCTAATGCTTGCGGGGCCTTGGCTGTTACCACCAACGCCGACCCTTGACCAGTTTTTACAACACTTTTGACCCCGCTTTCATGCACTGCGACATGATCGGCAATATCTGCTGAAGAACTCTTTGGTTCGCCAACCTTAATAAAAGCATTTGTCATACTTTTAATTTTAAATTCTTCAGCATAATCTTTATTGACTACGAAACACATTTTTCTAATAATCTTTTAAAAGTGGATTCACGTAATATATATATCCATCGACCTCTATCTTGTCTTGTAGCTACAAGGTCACAATTTTTAAACTGTAAGTACGCTGGTAATTTTTTGCGGCGTTTTACTTGTACTTTTAAATTTATATCATCGACTTTTGCTAATATATCAACGTCGCTTTTTTGCATAATACTGCGACCATCACTACCCCATGCGCGTACTGCTTCGATGTCGAGGCTCTCAAACAAGCTAAGAACCTCGACTTCACCACGATACCCTTTCTTTTGGACGTTAATCAAAACGGCAACCCATCGTCGTCGTCTTCTTCGTCCGAATCTGTAACACTATTATCATCCTTATATACAGATCCACCGTCCTTAAACAATTCCTCTGGCATGTAATTGTCTTTCATCGCTTCCCAAGCTTTAGCAGCGTCTTTTGGCATATCAGACTTTGGTACTGGCATAGCTCTATACGATGTTTCCATGCCTTCGCCATCTTTATATATAATAATGTCGTAAGTATTTAGATCGCCCCAATCTTCATTTTGATCGAATGCATACAGTTCTCTAATAATGGTTTTTTGTGATATATCAAGAAACTTTACGCTACCAGTTTTTGCTTTTTTATCGTACATCCATACTGGAAAAAACCAAAAGTGTTTTACGTCCTTTGCGCTGGACGGTACATCAGATTTAGCTTTGTATCTAGTGGGCTGTTGATTTTCCCAGTGTACAAAGCCAGTTGTTGGTTTCTCTAAAACCCGGAAACGGTTTTCGCCGTTTTCCAGCTTTGCAAATAGATTAGAACCACCAGATTCTGGTAAGTCGTAATTGTCATCAAATAATCCCATGTGTAATTTCTCCTATTGTCTTCTGTGATTGTTGTGGTGACGATCCAGAGTGCTGAAGGCTCGGATTTTCTGAGCCTTTTGCATTTATAACTGTATAGCCACGCGATTCTATTTGTCTCAACACTTGAGCCAAAACTTTTTGAGATACGTTTGCTTTAATTCCAATATCTGTTTTATATATAGTATTGTTACCGGGTATGTATTCTTCCGGGTTCATTTTTGCATTAGTAAGTATTTTTTTTATTTTAGCAGCAAACTTGTATCGTTCATGCTCATCTGGTATGTGTATTATATATTGCACTAAACGACGCCTATAGTTATCGAAGGAAAGATAAACATATATATATAATGACGCCGTTTAGTGCTGCGGAGCATTAATATAAATCTCTTTAATTTCATCTAAACTTTTTACATTTATAAGTGTACGATTACCGTAGCTTTTTAATTGTAACTCTTTATTTGCGATGTTTTGCTTTTTAAGACCAACTGCATATTTCAAACCACGCTCGGATACACCTAAGTATTCAGCAGCTTGTCTGATTGTCATCCAACCTACTTTATGTTCTGGTTTTTTTGTGGCCATATAATACTTTTCTCGTCAACATTAAATATTTTTGCAATCACAGATTTATGTCTGCTTAAAAACTTTCTATTTCCATTAAACAACCTACATAACATACTGGGAGACAATCCGCACATTGGCGATAAATCACGTAAACTGTACTGATATTTCTCCATCAATTTTGGAATTGTCCACTGGTTGTGTGTAGCTTTTTTACTGTTCATGTGTAGCTAATATATTTTACTATGTGAAGCTTTTACAAGTATTTTTTTGTTATTTGTGCATATTTGTTGTAATATTATGCTCATTAAGGAAAGATAAACATGAAACTATACACGTCTAAACACAGTGCAGTTGTTGCAATGATTCAAAAGCAACTCTTGTCACCCGGAACTAACATTACCGAAATAAGTCTACAAACTAATATTGGTAGGCAACAGATATATAGGTGGTTAAATGGTAGCGCTACTAAAATACATGATAAGTCGCTATATGCCGTAGCAGATGCATTTAATTTAAAGATAGTAAAAACACCTCAAGGAATACAAATTGATCACATGCAACAAAAGGAGGAAAAAACCATGCATGCAATTCAAAACCGTAAATACATAAATGTTCTTGAAGAAGCTAATCAATATCAAAAGGAAAAAATCAAAAATCAAAAGGAAGAAATAGATCGCTTAAATACCATATTGATAAGCTATAAAAAAAAGAAAAACAAACCAGCGTTTCATTTCAAAACTAAATGTGAATATGACCCCAGTACTAAATCTTTTAGTAATAATATAGTAACTGGAGATACATCAATGACCGGATATACTGAACAGGAGTTATCAAGATTCACAAGTGAGGAATGGGCGTTGAAGTATCATCACGATAGTCTTGAAATTTTATTAGCTTCAATTCCAGATGATATACCAGACTATACACACAATATGTGGAAACATATTTTATGGAAGGCCAAAGATGGCAGTTATAGAATGTACAATATCGAAAGTTATCACGATAAAACTGAAGGAATTGTTCGTTCGTACTACTATTGGGTAAATGGTGACATTGAAGGCAAAAGCTAAACCAAATAAATTTTAATCACCACAAAACAAAACAGGAGACAATACCATGGCATCAATTAATAAAAGAGCTGAAAAAAACGCAAAAAAACCATATGTGCTATCCTACTATGACCCGGTCAAGGTTAAGTGGCAGAAAGCTACATTTAGCAACGAACATGACGCTAATGAAGAGCTGCGCCGCTGGGAAAACATAGCGCATTACCACAAAACCAATAACCCAATCTGGAAGTCTATGTATTACATGGCCGATGAAACGGTCACCATACAAGACGTGTTTAATGCATACACAGCTAACGTGCTTGATTTGAAGCTGAATGCTTTAACAAGTTCTCGTTATAATGCAGTAATGAATAGTGTTGAGGAAGTATTTCCACTTGATACACCAGTAGATAATATACGCGGTATGAAGCGCGATGGTCTTATGGGATGGGAAATTTACAAGGCTCATCGCTCACTTACTTGTACCCGGAATGGAATCAATAGCTATTTACGCGACTTGCGTTGCATATTTATGTGGGCAACTACAAATGGCGGACCGCAAGGGCGTGGTATGGTTAATTTTGAAGTCGTTACAAAGAATGACAAATATAATGCATCTGAATGTGAGGACATTGAATTTAAAATTTGGAGCGATCAAGAAATACTTACATTATTTAATCATCCTGACCTAAGCGAATATCAAAAGGACTTAATCACGCTATACACGTATACAGGCGCGAGAGCTAAAGAGCTACTTGGCTTTAATTATCGTAACCGTAAAAAAGAGCTAGAATGGCATCACGTTGATTTTAATAAGCGCACAATTAGCTTACTACCAAAGCGCAAGATGACGCGCAAACTGGCCAAGCAGCATCCAATTGTTATGGGTATTCTAAAAAAATGGAAAGACGCTGGCTACGAAAAGCCGTTACCATTTGCTTACAAGAAGCTGCGACGCATAATTGCAAGTATTGCTGAGATCACTAATATTGAGTTTACGTGCCACGATTTACGTAGGTTGAAGGCACAGTTGGCTGAAGAAGAAAACGGCGATATACAGCTTGCTGGGTACGCTATTGGTGATTCTACCAAGTCAGTAGTAAGTAAGCATTATGCTCCAGTATCTCACTCTACAATGGATAAGATAAATGATAGTGTAGATAATGCATTTAATCGTAAAATGGGAGTCGCGTAATGAAAGTTAACATAGAAGTCGAATTATCTGTACAAGATATGATGGATCTGCTTTGCACCGCCTTTGAAGGCGGTGTGAACTACTGGGTTACATCGGTAAAAGGTTTAGGTGGAGATACTGGCAAACTACCAGAGGGCCGCACAAAAATAGAACATGAGTATGAGTGGCTTGCTATTGGTGGTATGTTAGAGATGACCATATCTGGTGAGGATAAAACAGTATTATATCTTAGTCAGGATAACTTACAGAAGGGTCTGCAAGAGTGGATTTATAGAAATTCAGTACAAGTATACTATGATGGTGCGCGCAGAGATACAGCATTAGATTTGAGTATTATTGATGCTGGTGACGCAGATGAGATTGTGCAATTTGCGCTATTTGGCAAACTAGTATTCGGCTAATGATTTACCACGAAACAGAAGACAACAGCGGTATATTTCCACATAGTTCCACAGGGGATGCGTTTTATTGACGGAGAACCTATGGAACCGGAATCCAACGCTCTATCCAGCTGAGCTACGGGCGCATATGTGTAATTTACCGACGAGAAACCCACTGATTTTAGTGGGTTTTTTGTTATTCCTAATTTATAGCAAATATGCACAAAAAAGCACAAAAATGCATGGTATTTTCCACAGTTTTCCACAGATTAAAACTCTTCTTCTATACGTAATTTAAAGTTAAATCGATTACTAGCCACTTGATTCATCTTTAAATCTGATTGACCAAACCTCGCAAAGATATGACTACTTTCCGCATTGCTTCCAGTATGTGTGTTATCAATGCTAAATATAAATGGCAAGTGATTACCATTAGTGATATTCCACACATCATTAACAAACGAATCTCCAGTAGGGTCAAACGTATTATATTGGGTTGGCATTAATTCATCATGCGCTACATGACTCATGGTCATATCATAAATCATACGGCCGCCAAACACTTGTTGTTGTGATGTAGTAGTAACAAATGGAGATTTAGATGTACTAGATGTTTGACGACCGTGATTTAACATTGTTGAAAATCTTTGCCCACCTATGCTTTCTTGAACATTTACACCATCAAAATCTATGGTTCTGGTTAAATTTACATCTACAGGAGCTGCATCAAAAAACTCGCCAACGAGTACACAGCCTACGGTTAAATCCGTGCTACTAAAATTATTACTGTTACTACCTTCAAACTGTATACCCCAATAGCGCAAATCACTCTCTGCACATGTTACAATCGTACTTCCATCAGCAGCGGGTGTGAATAGATTAGACGAACCATCAGCACCACCAGCGTTTACAACTTCTGTGCAATTTATAGCTGTAGCGCCAGTTAAATCATCATTGGTAACATGACTTTCAGTATTACTAGCCGCAATTCTTATCTTTCCAGTAGCTGTTGCTAGGTTATGATTTAATATTGCAATAAAAGAACGCTTAGATGAAGTCTCTCCCATCATATCTAAAGTCAATACCACATGATCTGCTTTAGAAGCTGTTGAAGCGGAAGTATCAAACGTCACTAAGTTATGTGGTCGCATATCAAAGAGGTCTTCTTCGCTGCCACCACCGCTTTTTATTCCTACTAAGTTATTGCCTGTGTTGGTTGCTTGTACATCGTAGCGACCATTTACTGGTATTCCGCGTGAAAGCCTGTATGATATTTGATCACAATAAAATCTAACTCTTGCTATGGGTAAATTGTTTGCCATTAGGACACCTCTCTTGCTACAATACGGACATTTCCGATTGATCGATTATATTCAGTAATAATAAAAAATTTAGATGCGCTAAAATCCGTACCAAACATTTCTATTGGCATATCTGTAAACGATATTATGTCTCCAGTTTCTAATTGGTATCCTTTGGCTAAATTTATTATTTGACACTCTACAATTATTTTCATATCTCCTATTAAATGATTTCTATAAGAATACCAATCTGCGTTTAGATCTGCGTCTGCTGTTGACGGAATTTCTCCTACATTCATGTCCAAATTAATTTGTTGAAAGCCTTCCTTGTCACCTAAATTATATTTTGCTCGTGATGTTGTATTGGTATTTGTAGTGTAGTTATAATATTTATTATTTACAGCTGGATGCAAATTGTTTGCTATCTCCATTTTTGTAACAACTTCACTCAAACCGGTTGTTTTTAATTGTAGATCTTTTATATCAGCCTTACTTAATGTTACAGTTGCAGCAAGCTCAGAACTACGTTTAACATGTATGTATTTTAAATTACCAGATGCTGAAATTTTATAATTAAAACAAAACTCATAAGCCATTTTATCTAAAATACTTTTTAACGAAGTTGGTTCTAATTGCCAATATCTTATCTTCCATGTGTCAATATCTGCATTATCTGCTGTATTTCTGGTCCTATCTGTAACAAGAGAACTCCAGTTTTCTGGATCTGCGCTAGATATACCCGCAAAGCGTTGTAATAAATCTCTATGAGCGTCGTGACCATGCACAATTGCATCTGAATCCCACGATGCAGTAAGTCCAGCACCACCACTATAAAATTTTTTATTTGCAAGTCTTTCAGCATCATCATCGCCATCGTCTTTATCATGTAAATCAATTTTTACATTAGTTGTAATACCATAAATTTTTAATGTATGTGGGTATGTGGTAGCTTCATCTGCACTAAATTCGTAGGTAATTTGTGTTGGAGCTTCTGGCTCCGTAGAAAAAGAGATTGTCTTAATTCCACCACCAACCGCTTGACTAATTTGTGTATTAGAGTTTACCGAAATATTATTGGAATTTAGAGTGCTTCCATTTTTTCTTGCAGTAATATCATATTGGTTTGTATCACTTGTATTACCATCATTACGATCTGCTTCTACTGTAATTCTGGCGCCAATTAATGTGCTTTTTGAAAATTCTTTTCTATATGATTGATGTTGTATATACGCTTTTTGATCATCGCTGCTCATAGTTTGGCTTGCAAACGTAGAAGTATCAATACTTCCGTCACTTGATCTTATAAAAGCATTTTCCATATTACTCATCATTGTAACACCAAATTCATTAACGCCAACTGACGGAACAAAATGCCCCATAGCAAAATAATGTGTTGATGTTTTTAAAATATTAACACCATGCTCTAAAACCGTTGCGTGATCAATAGTGCTTTCACTCACACTTAATCTTATTCCAAAAAAATAATCATCCATATGAATGTGTAAATGATTGTTGTCTCCAGCAGAATACGCTTTGGGCATTATAGTATTGATATGACCTCGCGTAGCACCATCCTCAGTGTAACTTGATACGTCTATTACTGGAACTGGAAACAAACCACCATATGACGCAAGCTTTGGAGAAGCAGACAAGTCTGAAGGATTGTATTGTCCATATACTACTGGCTCATAAACATTTTTTACTTCATGTTTTGTTTGAGGAAATTCTATTCCATCCCACGGTCGATGTGAATTTATCTGCATAGTAATGTTTGCATTGCCATCTAATTGTACATCTACAAGTCTACCAGAAAAAATTTGCTGACAGTTGCTTAGTGTATCTTCATAATCGTATTGTGCAAACACACGCACTTCTTTATTATGAAAGTTATTAGTGCCATTAAACAATAATTTATAAAACTCACTTCCGTGTTTTTTAAAATTTGCACTTGTTATTGTTATATTAGATGTGCTGGATTGACCTGAGTTAATATCTATACTATCTCTTATAGCAATTGAATTATTTAAAACTGACCCAACATAGTAGTTACTAGAGACTGTTGTGTCTTTAAATGATAAACCAAAAGCATGTATAAATTGATCAAAGCCACCTACTGACCACAAAGCTCCGCTTATTGTTCCAGAGTTATTGTTTGAGCTTGAATCAGCAACACTCACTCCAGTACCTTCGTCCAATTTCCAATATCCAACTAAGCCTGTATGAGTACTATCAACTAATCGATTATAATAATAAGATACTTCGTCTGCACTTCTTGCCACATTCCATACTCTGACATGAGCTAACTCACCATTAAATCCATTATTGCTATTAAAATTATTACCTATGGTCATTTTTGCATCTGTGCTTGTGCCACCAGTTGGATCATTGCTCGCAGACTCAGTTTCAACTAATACGCCATTTTTATAAAACAATGCATTCCCGCTTGCATCATCACGAACAACTGCAACGTGCGTCCACGTATCTTCTGATAAATTAAAACTACTTGTAGTATTAGTTTCATTTGAGCCGCTGCCATACTCATAAAACAAACGAAACTCACCTCCACTTTGCAAATTAACATTAAATGAAACATTTTCAGCTTCTGATTCTCCAGAGCCAGATGATAATTGAATTATTACACCACTATTTTTTGAATCTGCTTTACACCAAAATTCTATAGTAAAATTGACCTCAGAACCTAATATATCACCAAATATTATATTATCGTCACTACCATCAAAATCTATACAGTTATTATTATCAGCAGTAAAATCAAATAACCAATTTTCAGAAACATTAGATCTTTTAGGTGCGTTACTTAGTGCCATACTACGCTAAACTTTGTTGGGTTACTTTTTTTATCTGTGGTAATAAGTTTTCTCTTACAAACTCATCATTGCCTATCATATTGCCTTCAATATTTATTGTAACCCCACCAGTGCTTTCTCCAGCATTCATGGCAGCTAAGTTTTGTACTCCAATGTTTTGCACTGCACTACGTTGCATAATAAACTCTCCAGATTGTGCAAGTATTGGTACATTATCTTGACCTCTTACCATCCCACCATTAGCAAAACGCTGTATGCCATCATCTTTTATTAAACCGCCAGTATGACCTACGAACATTGACCCCGCTTGCAATAATGCGCCTGGTACTTGCATCCCCGGTGTCATCATTAAAATGCCACCAATAGTTTGCATTGCAAGTGACATTTGTTGTTCAAACGTCATAGATTCATCTCCCGCTTGTTTTAACGCCCCAGCGACGGCAATAATACCACCAGCAAGCATACTCATATTACGTGCATGTTCAGCAGCAGCTTTAGCTGCATCCCTTACTTCTTGATTATCAGCTATTTGCTTTTGTCTTTTTAAATCTATTTTAACTGCTAGTGCTAATTGATCAGCTCCTAAATCACGAATACTTTGTGCAAGTTGTTCTGTTAAAGCATCGGAGTGAGATATTTCTAAATTTGATAATTCTTCAGCGGTTGTAAAGTCTTTTATTTCAGATATGACATCTTTATATCCAATTTCTGGAATTTCGTTAGCTAAATCCATAGCTGTATTTTGTAATATCTGCATTTTCTGCACCTGAAGATCAGTAGCTCCATCGAGCTGTAATTGAATTATTGCAGATTCTCTTCTAATGCTATTTAACTTTTGTTCAACTTCTATTTGTCTTTTCTGTGCATCGTTTTTCGCGTTTATATTGTCGATTTCTCTTAAACGAGCAATTTCTAAATCAGTTAAGTCTCTGTTTTCATTTACAAAAGTTCTAACTCTTGCTTTTCCTAATTCCGTTTCTTCATGCATCAACGCCAAGCGTAATAATAAAGCGTTTTCGGATTTTTGTATACTTTGTGCAAGTTGCTCTGCGGCTTCTTTTTGTTTTTTTATACTATCCGTTGCTTCGTTTACACCATCTGATAAATCTAAATTTTGATTTGATAAATCTTGAACTAGTTCACCAAGATCTTTGACTTTCGGAGCGGTTTTTTCAGCTTCTTCACCAAAGAATCCAATTTTTTCTAAAAATGCATCTATCGCAATAACTCCAAGTGTCATAGCTCCAAAAATTAAATTTCTACGCATAGCTGTGCTTAACGTATTGGTAGCAATTGCTGCTCTAACTGCGGATACTGCATAAGCACCAAAAGCTGCTGTAACTCCTAATAAAACGTGAATTAAACGCCTACTGTTTGACATAAAGTCAACAATATCTAAAGCAAAATGACCAAGAGGAATTAATGCGTTTCCAATTTCTTCTTGCAATGTTTTTAACTGGCCAGTTGTACCACGTAATCTATTTGCAAACTCCTCTTGTGTATTTACTAAATCTCCTTGGGCATCACTAGTACCTTTAAACATTAAACTTAAACGACCTAGTATTTTTGCTTCTTGGGTCATTTCTTCATTTGCTTTTATGATACCAATATTTAATGCTTCTTGTTTAATTCTGGCTTCTGTTAGACTTATACCTAAACTGCGTACTGCTTCATGATTACCAATTAACGCGCTGGTAAATCGATTAGCAACATCACCAGTAGCTAAATTTTTAAATGAACCTACATCTAGAGATAGCTGCGCTATACTCATTGATAATTCTGATGCTTGCTTTCTACTAAAACCTAATGGTACAAATGTGTCTTGCAAACCAGCAAGTAGCGCAACCATTTCAGATTTTGCTATACCAAAACTATTCTGTATACCACTAGCAAATGCATCTGCTTCACCAGCGAAGTCACCAAACACTACTTTAAATTGATTGGCTTGTTCTCTTGCGTCTGATGCAGCTTTTATAAAGTTACCCATACCAGCAATCGCGCCACCAATTGCAAACGTATAAAGCAACATATTATTTCTTAACTGACTAACTTCACGTCTAAATGTTGCTCCAGCATCGGCACTTTTATTTGCCCTTCTGGCAAAAGTTCTAGTTTGCTCGCTAACTCGTTTTAGCTCTGTTTCTGCTTTGCCAAAACCTTTCGTTCTTACTTCTATGATAAATTTAGACATCTAATTTTGTCGCCTTATTATACTCTTCATCAATACCAGAAAAGATGACTAAGCGATGGTAAGGAGCTTCATCTATATTGTTTGCAAATGGAATATTAAAGCGCTTCATCGTCATATATTCTTCTAATGCTATGATAACCTCGTTTGATAAAAAGTACGCGGGATTTGCACAATGAATTAGGTTAAAATAGCATTGTTGTCCAACACTAAACTTACCTTGAGGATCCTCGGCTAGAATGCGATCTATCTCGTTCCATAGCTCATCTTCAGTGTACGTTATTGGCTTGCCCAATGTTGGACTTATTGCTGTGTACGGAAATTGAAAGTCGTTTGGTTTTGCTGATTTAATACTACACCACAATCCTATGCGGTGCATTAAGTCTTTTTTTTAGAAACTCCAGACTTGTATTTATTATATGCTGCGATGAGAATTTCATCAATGACGTTGTCATCCATTTCAGCAAATAGTTTCTCTGGATTTGTAAATGAAAAATTCATGATATAATCAAGCATATCATAAAATTTGTCATTATTCATTTCTCCAGTTTTTAGATCAATAGCAGCAACTTCCATGCGATGGATTTTGCGCCTATCTGCAAAGGTAAGCTCACGGATCTCAAAGTCACCGTGATCGGTTTTTAGCTTCATGTAATACTAACTTTTAGTGTCCCGAATAAAAGCTTTTGTTCTACATCGTACATCATTGCAGCTTGCTCATTTAAGCTCATTCCGGTAATGATGGCCTTGTCGCAGTCGAATGCAAAGTTACTAACTTGAGACATATCAAAATCGCTACGATTTGACATGTGATTTGCTAATCCAGTTTGTGCTGATGCATTCATAAAATTACCGAGTAAATCTTTTGTAGAAAGATCCAGTTTTACCGTAGAGCTTAATGTACATACTGGTCCTTCTGGTACACTTCGGCTTATGCTATATGGTCTATTATTATTTGGATCGTATCCAACGTAATCAGCTGGATTTTCTATATTTAAATTAAAACTAGCTACTACCGGTGCTTCTACTCCAGCAATTTTGCGATATGAGAGATCGTGAATCGTGGCCAAACCAGCAGTTAACGGCGCAGTTACTGTACCGGGTAAGTGTAAAAAGTTTGGTAAATATCCAGTTTTAAATGTTACGCTATATTTTAACCTTCCACCATCAGTGCCAGCATCTGCAAAAACAGAAAGCGCTGTTATTGAACAACCAAATAACTCAACACAACCCGGACTAGTTGAACCACTATTATCTGTTAATGTAGGAGAAATCAACTTTATTGTATATGTTCTAGTTGCAGCTGCGGTGGTCATTCCATGAAATAAATTTGGAGCTGTATACGAATCGCTTACTGTAATAACATCACTAGAGTTTGCAGTATGTAAAATGCCCTCAAACAAGGTCCCAACCGTATCGTTGTATAAACCAGTTGCTGTAATCTCTGAAGCTGTGTTTTTATTACTAGAATATATTTCTGCAAAGTCCGCAACAAATTTGCCTGACTTCGCTGATAAATCTTGATCTGGGGCAAACGATGGCAGACTTACGCTATCTGTAAACAGTTGTGTCGGATCATCAATTGGAGAACCAAGTGTTGTTTCAGCTTTTATTGCTATTCCAAATTCATTAGGTTGATGTGCTGCGTTATTATTAGCCATAATTATTTACCTTTCTTAACCTCTTCTACATAATCTTTTGCTACTTCTGGAATCATATCGACATCCACAACCTTACCACTGTTAAGTTTGTTCCAGTTTTCGCGTGAAAAACCACTGTGACTATTAAACTTTGGCACAGATTCTACTTTGTCTTTTTTCTTGATCTTCATACAACCTCAAATACGTTTGCTGTGAATGTTGCTTCTACTAATAGCACATCGGATGACAAATCACCAGTATCTGGTGCATAATTAATATTATCAAGCTTGCCATTAAAGAAAAATGTGCTATGTGAAGTATTGTTTCTAATTAGTCTTTTAGCACGCTCCATTATAGATGAAAGCGTATCAAGGTGGGTTTCTCTTTTATATTCCCCACCTACAATTCTATAATACTGGACCAGCACCTCGTAAAGCCTTGTGTGGCCGTTGGCTTGCTCTTCTTCAATAGTGTCGCTAATGGGTTTAAGGTTAAACCAGTTGGTCCCGCGTTGTACATAGTCTCTATCATAACTTACTTGCTGTGTAAACTCTGCAACCAGCAAAGCTTCTAATGCAGATAGAACATTAGTATTTAAATGATTGGTAAACGTGATAGCCATTAACGATACATTTGTCCAGATTTAACACTTCCAACGGCAACATCGGACGATTGAAACGTAACGGCAAATTCATCTCCTGTAACGTATAATCCCGGCTGCCATATTACTTGTGATCCATAGGCGCACGTTTGATAGCTACCAGTAATAGTTTCAGCATCAACTACTTTGCTCATACCTAACCCGGTGTCATCTTTTACCAAAACATCGTATTTAACAGTGCTTGCTGATTTTGGTTGAAAATTACCGCCAGTAGAAATCACTAATCTTATCTCGTCGTAGTCTACGTTTGGCGGACCATGCATCTTTATATCTCTTGGATAACCAGTAGTAGAGCTATCGATTGATACTACTTGAACAATACCATCCTCAGATCTATTTGTAGTCTCGTGCCACAATGCAAAGTCACCGCGTTTTAATCGATCTAATAATCCATCCCCATCAACACTAATAGCTTTAGAGTATATCTCATCTGCTTTCTCTTCATCATATCTGCGGACCAAATCAGAAGCGGCTAATAATGCATTAATTCGCACCAAAATAAAGTCATATTCGCGTGAGCTTGCACCTTGTAAGTCTGCGTTTTTTCTGCGGTATACAGGCCGATTTATATAACTTCTAATTAAATCAGCGCTTTCATTTACCACTTGCGTTTTTAATGTGCTAAAATCCTGACTTTCCTCAAAGTTTAACGCTTCTAATGCAGTAACACTGCTGGATGTCTCAAAGTACTCTAAACGATCATCAGCTGCAACATAACGCCATGTTTGATTACTACTAGGTTCACTGCTTTGAGCAGCTCCAAGATCTTTACCATTTCGGTACAAAACGCTGCAAAATCCTGAGTTATGAAGAAAATATAGGTTTGACGTACTAGAAGCTACCCAAGCGTTGTTTGGTAGCACGCGTTTACGATCATAAGAATCGATATCACAGATCGCTTGTAAATCTGTTGTCGTGTTACAAAATGCTTCGTATCTACTCATGCTTGTGCCATAGTCGGTTTATTATTACTTAAAATGGTTACATTTGGTATCTGTACTGTATGGATTAACGCCATCATAAGACTCATAATTACACAATCGCTTGACTCTGCATACATTAACTCTAATTCTTTGAGTTGCTGCATAACTTCTATAAGTCTATCTATTTGTTGTGCGTCATCCATACTTACTCACTATTTCCGCAAAATGTTGTGGCGTACCCTTCCCTTTGTAAGTATTATAAAAACTTTTCCAATAAATCGCTTGCTCCTCTAAGGTACGTGGAAGAGGTTTAGGTACGCGTCTATAGTGCATCCGCGTCATGCATATTTGAGCATACAGATTACTAGTAAGTATGTGCTGCCAATCATCCTCTTTTGGATTTACAAAGTATTTAATATCGACCATAGACACTTCTGCTATTTTTCTCATTAAGCTTGATCTATATTGCAAGTAGTTTGTGCAAATATCCATTGCAGTGATGAATTCCATTTGGAAAAAGCCGCGAGCTGGTCCTTTAATCTGCTTTATGTAAATGTACTTTGATTCTACTAAGCCAGTATTATATATAAGCTCAATAGCCTTGGGATCGGCGTATTTGGACCCCAAGGCATTTAATGTATCAGTGATAACTTCACGCATTTGGGATGCGTTTATCACTTGCGCTTCCTCATCTTCACCATGCGTCTTTTCTTCTTCTTCTTACCCTTCTTTTTCATTTTACTTCCGTAATGTCCCGGCATCATGCCCTCCTTACTCTGGCTGCTGTTTTTTTACTGTATTTAGCACGCTGCTTACCTTTACGGCTTGCTGCACGCTTCTTACGATTTTCGTAAGCTTTCTGCGATGCTGTCATACCTTTACGCACACTAGCTGGTAAATATCTACCACGCTTGCGTCTTGGCTTTTTTGCATCACCTTTTGAAACATACCCCCAATCTTGCTTGGTCCATTTCTTTAAACTGCGTTGTGACTTTTTAAGCGCCATTATTTGTATCCGCCACCGGCTTTTTTATATGCTCTTGCTAACATTTGAGCTTTGCGGTCGTGCTGACCATTGGCCAGCTCTACCCCCTTTTGACCCAGCCTTAATTCGGTAAAACAATCTTTTACGAAGCGCTGGCTTGGTGTAGTTACCCGCTTCGTTTACTCTTGATTTTCTTCGTTTTTTCCTTCTCATAATATCACCAATTGCGGCATGACCAATATCGAGCCGTTAATTTATTTCTCCTAGTAGCTGGAGAATCACATTTATGCCTAGCACGAAATGACTTACGTCGAGCTGGATTTGATTTTTTAATTCGCATGTTCGGGTCACCAAAGCGAATAAGCTTAACACGCTTTCCTTGCTTTGCAAGCACCGCAAACTTCTTACGCTTGCCGGGCGTGCGCTTGACCTTATTGTAACCAGAAAATCTTTCACCTCGGTATGTAATCATTATACGCCTATTTTTTTAAGCAGCACGCCTTTAATTACTTTCCAAAGAGCTTCTAATATTTTTTGCTCAGTTTTTTCTGATATGATTGGTATGTCAACTGCTTTATTAATTTCAGCAATGACTTCTGCGCCATTCTCATCAGACAATAAATCGTCTGCTATTAGTTTTGCTAACATTATACTAACCTCATTATTACGTTTACGATTATTGGTATGCTTACCACTGCCACCGCGCCAACTGTTTGCAGCTTAGTTATGGCGGTATCGTGATTTGCTACTTTACCATTTAACTTTTCTAAATGTTTCTCTATTCTATGCAATGTATTAAATATGGTCCTTTGCCTTTCATCAAACTTGACCATCATTGCAAATAAATCTTTATCGTTGGCCATGTCCGTTTATCCTTCCTTTTAAAAACGATAAATCATCGCTTATCTCACGCCAAAAATCTTCACGCTTTGAATCTGATGCATTACTTCTATCAACTAGCTTAATAATAATATTTTGACTATTGGATATTTCGCTTTCCATCTTAGATATACTTTTTTTAATAGATTCTAAATCTTCACTTTGTTCCTTTTGACTTTGAATTAAATTGAAAATCATAAATCCAAAAAGTAAAAACACAAAACCAGCTGCGCCAACTTGCAAGTATAAATCTGCTAACTCCGTCATTTCCAGCGTACCTCTCTATTCATCCAATACTGTGTTTCGATTATTTCTTCTTGCGCTTTTTGGTCCAAGATAATGGATTTAGATTTAGCTCGCGTTGAAACCATGCTAGCTGCTCTTCCATCTCTTTGACTTTTACAACATCCTCTTGAATGTGCTGATCTATTAAATCCTGTAGCTGCGCTTGCGCCTGAGATAAGTTTCTCTCTAAGTCGTTTAACTTTGTTTCTAATCGGTAGTACGAATACACCAACATTCCAACCAGTCCTAAGATTTGTATCAGCCATTTTATATTCAGATTAATTTGAAACGAGTCGTCAATAACGGCTCCGTTAAAACTTCTAGCACCATTTTTATATTTCTTTTCCATATCATATTAATGCCACTTTATTATCCACTAACTTGTGCAGCGCTACATCGATGCGCCCATGATCATCACTATCTTTACGAGATTCACATTCTTTTATATACTCATCTTCAATCGTTTTATAATTATCAGATCTCTTAACAATCTTATCATTAACGCGTAAAAAATATTGCTTGGTACTTGGGTAGGTAAGCTCAATGACCGATCCATCGCTCAATTGAACATCCTTTTTCATACCTTTTTTATTATTTAGATGTATCACCACATCATTGTCATAGGCGCATCGTATAATCATTACTCTTCTTTTTCCAGCGATTCACGAAGCATAGTTACAAACCCATCGTGACCAACTTGTAATTGATCAGCAATAAATCTGTTTGATGCTTGTTTGTTTTGAATATCTCGCAAATGAGCAACCATCATTTTTTGCTCATCCGACATTTTATTAATCTCATACTGTTGATCATCTAAGGTGAGTATGTCTGACTTTTCTTTTTCTTTTTTAGCCATTGTTTTCTCCTGTTTAGTTAACAATTACAATTTTTACAATTACAGCATTTACACATATTATTCTCCAGATTCTTCTTCTGGTTCAGGTTTGCTATCCTCATACGATTTCTTAATTTCATCGGTCCACAATGCACCAGCTAATGCTTGTATTTCAGCAGATTCACCGCTTACATCTGCATCTGGTGTCAATACTCTTCTACTATATTTGTAAGATAGTTCCTCACCATCTTCCATTATTGAAGTCTTGGTGCGTACTTGTATGAACTTATACTCACCTCTTACTTCATAATCATCTTTAGATTGTTTTGTTAAAGCCATTGTATTTTTCCTCTATTTATTATTTCCAACTGTAAACCTATACAGTATAAGTAAAATCAACACCTATATTGAAAGCACTATCAACATCTGATTCAGATATAGTATTCGTTGCTCCACTATCTTGAGTTTCAATAATTTCAAAAAAAGCATTTCCGGGTTCTAAAACAGCATTAAGATTACCAGATATTGTTCCTCCGTGAGCTTGTAAAGCAACACTACCAAAACTTCTTTCAGAGCCTCCAGAACCATCTCCTATTGTGAAAGGTAAAGAAATTCTTAATGAACCTGATGTAGAATTGTCTGAATCAGTAATTATTAAACCTTGTATATGAACAATCCTTCCTATTTTTGTATATCTAAATTTGTTAAATGTAGAATTAACAACAAAGTTTCCAGAAGTAGCACCAACAACAGTTGCTGTATGTTCACCTTCTTCGTAATCATCAAGTACATTTGCTCCACCATTAGCAACTTGACTTGCTGGAAATTGAATACCAGCACAATGAATAGTTGCTTCTCCATCTTGTGCCATATAAACATCAGTTACATCTGCATTACCAAGTGTTACTGAGTTATCTGCTAACCCATCTGCATTAAAACCAATTACAATTTGATTTGTTGGTGCAGTACTTGAAAATTCAGAGTTTGAACCTATAATAACACATTGGTCTGGAGAAGTTGCATTTCCTGCCCCAGCGGCACTAAACTTACCAGCAGAAAGACCAATAGCAACATTATGTTCGCCATTAACATTTCTTTGAAGTGAACTTGCACCTATCGATGTATTGTATCTGGCTGAAGTGTTATCTGCTAAAGCACTACTTCCAACTGCTACGTTGGAGTCTCCTTCAGTTAAACTACTCAATGAACCATATCCAACTGCTGTATTTAAGTTTGCACCATTCATAGCACCATCTAATGAATAGTTACCAATACCTACATTGTACTGACAAACTGCTGTAGTCCAAGTTCCACCACCAGCATCAAATCCAAGAAAAGTATTGTCATTGGAGTTATTTACAGTTGCACCACCATTTCCATCCATTGCCCCATTACCAATGGCAATATTTCTATTGCCTGTTGTATGACCTTTTAGTGCTTCAAATCCAATGGCTAAATTATTTGCTCCAGAGGTCAATGCTGTAAGAGCTTGATGTCCAATAGCTACTGAACCATCTGATGCAGAACTTAAACTACCGATTAATGCACTGGTTCCTATGGCTATACACTTACTTGCATTTCCATTTCCACCTAAAGCCTGACTACCAATACCAATATTATTACCATTTGTATCAAATGTTTCACCAGCTCGATAACCTAAAAGGACATTACCATCTCCAGTAGTAATTGAATTGCCAGCATTAAAACCAAAGAGAGTATTGTTGTTTCCGCCAGATACTATTGCATCACCAGCAGTTCTTCCAAAGATGGTATTAGATGTACCACTATCATTATTAGATAGTGAGATTCTGGAATTTTCATCAAGTATGAATCTTGTATTGTTTCCATTAACACCAAAGTGCATTTCACCTTCAGACCTCAAGCACATTACATAGGCTTTACTGGCAGTTGATGAAAGGAAAGCATTTCCATCACTATCGTCTATACCAATTAAACCTCTGAAAGTACTACTATCAGCCTCAAATCTAATTTGTGTTGATCCTGTACTAGTATTTTCAATAACAATTCCATCAGCAGATGTTGAAGATTTAATGTGCAATTTTTTGTCGGGGTCATTTTCTCCTATACCAAAATTTTGACTTGAGTCTATCTTTATTGCATTAGTACCAGCAGTCCAGATACCAAATGAATCATTATTATGGTCATATACCATTTGACCTCTATATGCCGAATCTCCACTGCCAGTAGTTCCATCAGCAAAAAATATTCCACTTGCGTGACCTGTATTACCAGAAACAAATGTCATTCCACCATTATCTGGAGCAGAAACAACTAATTGTGTTGCGTAATAATCTCCCGGATTGTTCAAACCTATACCAATATCCCCTGAGTTAGTAATACGCATATGCTCTGCAAATGCACCTTGGTCAGCACCAAGTAATATGTCACCACTTGTTGCACTTCCATCACCACCAGATACTATATATATATTTCCACCAGCATTTGACCCACCATAATCTTTTCCAAATATTTCTATTCGTGGAGTATCATTGCCACTACCACCTACACCCAATCTTAAAAATTCACTTGAGTCATCTTGGTATATTGCTGAGTTTGTAGTTTTGGATAGAATTACATCACCAGCAAAAGTAGCATCTGCTGAAGAACTTAGTGTCAAAGCAGTTTGGGCGTTGCTGTTCTTAAAAACTATTGGTGCTGTAGTAGCACTACTACTTGCTTCAATTTGAAATGTAAAAGGACTATCATATTCTTTTGTTATATTAGCATACCTACCAGATGCAGAAGTATTTGCTTTAAATGCTAACTTAGCAAACTCCCCAGAACCAACTTCAGCACCAACAGTTACGTCTTCAGAGAAACTTGCATTTTGATTTGATTCTAAAATAAGTGCTTTTGTCAAAGAACTGCTACCACTTGTTCTTGTAAAAAATCTTATTTCTGAAGGAACTGTGCCATCTGAACCAGCTACAATATCTGATGTCTTTGTATATGGAGAACCACTATCTGATTGGTATGAAGTAAGAAATAAACCAGCACCAGTAGATGAGTATGTTTTATCTGCTGTATTGCCAGATTCAAATAATTTTACATTACCAGCAACGTGTAGCTTTTCCTCTGGGCTTGTTTTATTTATACCAAAATTTCCTGACGAATCCAGAGTCATATGAGAACTTGTACCACTTCCACCTATAAAAGTTAATTTGCTATTGTTAGTGCCTATACTACCTCTAACAACACCACTTCCACTTCCACCTCTTTTAAATTGTAAAAATTTTGAAGAATCTTCAGCCGAACCTATGGATACATTACCATTTGAATGGTCAATGGTAAATCTTATTTGAGATGTATCTAAAGCATCATTAATTGTGTCTATTCTTAATAAACCAGTTTGATGTCTTACAAGTGTATTTAAGTTGGTAGTATCAGATTCTGTAAATAATATATCATTTCTTGTACCAGTAATTGTTAATACTGGAGTAGTTCCAGACGCATTAACAATAAAGTTATCTCCAACCTTTACTTGCTCATTAGTCGTATCCACAACCATTACGTCACCAGCATCACCGTCCTTCCTTATAACCAATGCTTCTGTTGAGTTTACATCTATCGTTGATGTGCCTTGTATAACTTCTGATAGCGTTAAGCCAATTGAACCGCCTACGTTCAGACTTCCGGTTACGGTTAAGTCTCCAGATATTTCTCCGCCATTACCAAGGTCTTGCGGATTGGATGACCCCATTGAATTAAACATATTAAATCTCCACTAACCTTACTGCGCCAGTAGTCGTGGATGTACTTAGTATAGAGAAGTACACAGTATTGCCTAATCCACGAGGTACTGTGAGATAGATCATAGTATTTTTTGGAATAATTAGATCATTGCTTTTATTGATATCTGTTTCGCTGGTTGCAAAACTAAAATATATTTCTACTGCTGAATGGACGCCAATAGTGCTTGTCATTGTTGCTAACTGTTTATGCACAGTATTGGCGACGTCTGCGTCTGATCCCGCTGTCAAAGCGGTCTGCACGCTCCATCCACCACCAACGGTGACGTTTAATGCTTCTTGTACGGATCTTTTATGTAAATCAGCCATTAGCTTGACCTCCTGTAAACTATTGCAAAATCGCCGCTTGCAACCGTAACGGAAGTCCATTCTCCGTAAATAGTTTGACCGGCTTTGATGGTAACACTTGATAAGGTGTCCCAAATATCTGTGTCGGATGATGTTGCAGATATAACACAATCAACTGATAATGCTTGTATTGCAACGTAGATGTGTGAGTTTACTGTTGCGTTGGTGACGTAATCATATCCACCACCGCCAAGCCTGTTTAAGGCTTCTTGAGCAGTATACCTATGAAGGTTTGATGTTGCCATTGATTCTCCTAATCTCTAAGGTTAATGGTAAACCGTGAACGAGCCTGACGTAAAAACTATTTTTTCTTTTTTGTCGCCTTTTTCTTTGGCTGCTCTTTTACAATTTTTGGACCGCCTAATTTGTTTTTGATGACTTCATATCCGTCATTAACAAGCTCTTGCGCCTTTTCTCTTGAGTGAGCATGGCAGTAATGGTTTTCTTTTCGTAATACTATCATAATATCCTCTATATTATACAATGGGCGATGACAAACACCGCCCATTGCACATTGTTCCTAGCTTACGGATTGAGTAGCTCAATTCCTTTGACTTGGTTTGCAGTAGTTACTTTTACTCCGTAGATCACGTCGGCAACTACCTTAGTGCCTAAGTAATCAACAGAATATTCACTCTGCATTCTAATGTCTTGCTGCACAGCTACAGCCACCGACGAGCGATGAGCTAAGTATCCAGCATGAGTACCAGTTCCTGTTGCACTGGAAATCAGTGATGTTTGAAATACTGGAATTCCAAAAAGAGATGGAAAGTTTCCAGAGATGTCACCACCAAATCCAACGCCAACTGCACCAGCACCACCGACATTACCGCCACCCACAGCAAATGAGCGTGAGTTAAGTAAATCAGCATACATTAACGGATTAACAAAGAAAGCACATTCTTCCTTTGGTATATCATTATTCATTAATGTGCCAAGAGCAGTTTCTACATCAGCGTTTGATAACGTGTTATCTGCTGCTAATGATTGTGTTGTACCAAGAGAATTCAACTCAGTAATAATATCACTATCTACAGCCTTGGCAAGACCATAAGCCATAGAAGCAGCATACTTGTCAAAGAGCTGCTCATTGGATTGAATGAGAGCTATATCTTCAAAAAGTTTAGCGCTGAATTTGTGCTTATTAATTGAGATTTGAATTTCTGTTTCAGTGTTTACGCTGTAAGTAACACCTTCGTTAGCGGTCTTATTTCCAACAGCTACTTCCTGTATAGATGGAAGATGAATAACATCTCCTTTTCCTTGCACAAGACTTGAGTAGTCGTCAAAAAATGGTCGCATAACTAGCTGTTTCTCAAAATAACGCATTATCGCTTCCGACCACAGCTCTGGAATCATCTTGTCTAAGTGTGATCCAGCACCCTGTGTAGCGTCACCAGCAAAAGCGGTATAAGCCATTTTAGGCTCCTTTATTTTTTGCGATTAGCGTACATATTTACAATGGACGTCCAATTCTTAGCACGTTCACTTTTATCCATCTTGGTCCAATCTTTTAACTTTTCTTTTGCTGGAACAGCTGGATTAGATGCAACCGCTAATCGTTGTTCATTA